CTCGGCGAGCAGCGTGGTGGCCGTGCCACCCGTCGCCGGCCGCGTGCCGCTGTAGAGCCGCAGCTTGGCGTTCGCGCCGGCGGCCGTGGTAATTGCGTCGAGGCGTGCGTTACGCAGTGCGGCGGACATGCCGATGGTCATGATCAGGCTCCAGAAATGAAAATGGCCGCGCGGTGGCGGCCGGTGATGGAACTGCGCGGGCGGTTATGCCGGCTTCACCGGCCAGTTGATGGTGCGCGGGAATCCGGCTTGCGCTGTCACGCCGCGCAGTGCCTTGCGGTACTGGCTGAGTGCCCTCAGCCTGGCCTCGTCATCCGGCGTCAGTTCGCCGAGCACGAAACCGTCCATCAGCGGTGCGACGAGCTGGTCGGCCTCGGCCAACAGCGCGGCCTGCTGAGCCCTCGCCGCGGCTGCCAGCTGCTCGGTCTCCAGCGCGACATCCAGCGTCCACTCGTCGTTCTGCCACACGTACGCGGCGGATGGGCGGGCCTCGTCGGTCAGGAAGGTCGGCAGATCGCCTAGGCCCGCATACTCGTCGCCGAGCTGGAACGCCGAGCCGTCCAACGTGCGGAACAGCGGCACGCCGCGATAGTCGGGCACGAGCGTCCAGCTACCCTCCGGCCAGTTCTGCGGCGCTCGGCCCTGAGCGTCACGATAGACCGGCACCTGACGATCACCGCCTTGTGGCGGCGCCATCTTCGTGGCCCAGCCCGGGACGATCGGATCTTCCGGCTCGAGCGGGTTCTCGTCAGCAATGCCCGGCGAGAGGAACTCACCGGTCAGCGGGTGGTAGTTGAAGATTTCCATATGTTCCTCAGTACTTGATGCAGCCCAGCAGCGCGACGTTGCGCACGCGCAGTTCCGGTCCGGTCGCGGTGCCAACTGAGACCGCACCTGTAACCGTTGAGCGGTTGATGTTCAGCGTTGCACCACCGATGTTGATCACGCCGAGCCCAGGAGCGTCACACCAGTAGCCATTCGCGGCGGGGTCCGACGCGTGTGTGTGCGCGACCAGCTGCTGCGCCTGCGTGCTGCCGAATGCACGCCCAGCATCGACGCCGCGACTGTCGTCCCAGACCCGGATGAACTCCCCGCGTAGCTCCGGCAGGTTGAAGGTCGTCGAACCATCCCCGGCCCCGAAGGTGGTCCCGATCTCCGCAAACAGGTCAGCGTAGGTGGTCCGCGAGACAGCGGCCCCGTTGGCCTTCAGGTACCCGCCGGGCGCCGCGTTTTTGGCGTGATACACCACCGCGCCAGGAAGGATGTGCCCGAAGTTCGGCACGCCCAGCAGACCGATGGGCACCCATGCCGTGTTCGCGGCATTCCGCATCTTCAGCACACCAGCCGACGCATCCGCCCAGAACTGATAGGGATACGTGGTGGTGGGCGCAGAGGTGCCCGAGTTGTTGCTGACCAGCGCCTGCAGCGCCGCGTTCGCATCCGCGCGGAAGACCGCGCCGGACGCGTTGTCCAGAACCATGTCGTGTTGTGACATGCGTACCTCTCTCGTTAATAGCCTTTCGCGTCCCAGTCAAACCTGCGGGAGATCGGCGTGCCTGCGCTGTTGAAGAAATTGACCGTGAAGCCCGCCGTCGTTGGTGCGGGGTTGACGGTGAAGAAGTCACCCTGCTGCATGTTCTGGGCCGTGATCCCGATAGCCGGTATCACCCGGAACGCCTTGTCGAACACCACCGCGGTCGGGCCGGTGGCCGAAAGCACGTTGCGGGCGTACTCGATGCGGTCGGGCATGTCCACGCTGACCGTCAGCCCGGTCACGACGACGTTGTGGTTCGCCGATTCGCTGGCCAGCTCCACCTTCCACTGGAAGGCACGCGCCTCGTAGTCGCCCATCGTGAACCGCTGCCATGCCGACCAGATCGGAGTCCCGGCCGGGTCATCTGGCGTCGTGCGCACGAAGAGCGCCACAGACGTGTCATTGATACGGCCTCCGTCTATGTCTTCCCACGTGTCAATGTCGTCCAGGCGGAAGTCGATCAGGTCGCCCGTATCGAATGCCACGGCGTCGATGGTTGCCGTCAGCCGCGATGTCTCCACGACGCCGAGATCGAGTGAACTGGCAAACAGATACGTCCCCTCTTCGACGATTCCGCCCAGCGAGTCGATCAGACCCCAGCCGCCTTGCCCCACCACCGAATCGATCAGGCCAAGGCTGTCGACGGACCCCATCGAGTCCCACAGCCCAGTCGCATCCATCAGACCCTGATCGTCGATGAGGCCCACGCCGATCAGCTTGATGCCGTTCAGCGACGGGTCCCGCACCACGTTCGTCGTCGCGCCCGCGAATGTCGGGTGCTCGGTGATCGTGGCGACGATGTTGAGGTCGATCAGCGACGGCGCCGTGGTGATCACCATGGCGGCCGCCGGCGACTCGTGGCCTGTGGAGTCGATCCACTTCGCCAGATACACGCCAGACAGCAGCGGCAGCTGGGCCGAGTTCGCCGCGCCGGACACGTAGCCACCGATGTCGATGGCGCTGCCCCATGACGGCTGCACCAGGTCAGTCGTATGCCGGATCCGCGCCTGCCCGCCGTTGCGGACGTCCACGTCGGTCGCCGGATCCCACGTCAGGTTCGCGAAGCCGTTCAGGACCGTCAGCGAAAGCCCGGTGAGATTGGCCGGCGGCGCGAGCTTACCCACCACGATGTGCAGCGGCGCGTACGTCCATTCCGGGCTGCGCACGCCCAGTTGTGACAGATAGCGAGCTCGTACGTTGTACGGCACGCCGTCCTCCACAGGCGTGATGTACGCGCTTCCGGCGTCGGCGGGCATCGCCGACAAAGCCACCCAGTCTCCGCCGTCGGCTCGCTGATACTGCAATTCGATCTGTCCGGTCTGTGCGAGCGACGCATCCACCGCAGCGGGCCATGTCACCTGGATGCGCGAGGTCACCACGCCGCTCTGGCTCACGACCAGCTGGTCGGAGCCAGACTGAAGGGTGAGCTGCCCCACCCGCTCCACGACAAACGGATTCGGCAGATTCGTATCTGGTGCGGGGTCGTTGACCGTCGCGTCGCCGTAGTTCCAGTTGTAGACGGCCGCAGCTTCCTCGTTCAGGATCAGGTCGATTCCGCCGTCGTCGCTCATCTTCCACGACATCACCCGAAAGACCTTGTTGGTCCAGCCGAACTTCGCAAGGGTGAGGTAGACGGTGCTGTAGGCCGTCAACTGGAATGCCGTCAGCTTCGCTGGGTACTCGACGACAATGCCCTGCCGAGACCGCTCCAATATGATCTTGGCCAGGCGCTGGGCCATGATCGCATCGGTCGTGAATGGCAGCTCGATGTCGCGATCGATTACCTCCCCATCCTGTTGCGCATACAGCGAATTTCCGACAGGCGGAAAGTCCGAAGGCTGCCAGCTGTTGCTTGGATTGATGAACGTGCCCTTGACCCGATTGAACAAGTCTTTCCGCGACATGCGCGGGCGCACCTTGATCGAACCGCGTAGATCGGACTCGGTCAGCGTCACCGTAGGAATGTCGTACGCCCCGGCGAAAACCCGAAACACGCCGCCTGTGATCGCAATCACACCCCCGCTCGCCGTCACCATCTCGGAAAGGTTGTCGCGCGGCGACTTGTCGCTCATCACCACGCCATCGGCCCGGTACCGCGACTGGAAGATGCCGTTACCCAGATCAAGCCACTCGTCGCTGATGTTCGCGGCAGTGATGATAGTTTGCAGGTCAATATCGGCGTCCGTGCAACCGAACCCGCGCTCGTCGCGCAGGTAGTCGTAAACGCACAGTGCCCAGTTGTTGTTCCACGATGTCACGCCGTTGCGTGGATCCCAGATACGCTTGCCGCGGACCAATGCCTTGATATTCGGCAGGCCGCTGGGGAACAAGTCGGCGTCATATTCCAGACGGACATACAAGTAGCACACGCCGCGCAGGCGGTGATCCCAGGTCCAGCCCGGAATCTCGGCCACCATGTCGCCGTCGGCTGCCTGGTCAACATGCCCCAGGTGTTTCTTCACCCGCACATAGCGGTGCCACGCCTTTGCCTCATAGACGATGACAATGGCGGTCGCAGCGGCGTCGATCCCGTAGACGTTGACGGTATGGCCACCCTCGGAGTAGTCGAACTTCAGTGGCTGATTGGCGTAGGTATGGCCATAGCCGTCATTCACGACGATCGGCCACGTTGCAAGGGCGGACTGCACGCGATTGATCGTGTCGCCGAGGTCCAGTGTGTAATCCGCATGTGCGCCCGGTGGGATCGGGAATTCCTTGGTCTTGCTCTCCCCCCAGGTCTTCAGGAACCTGCCGCTTGTCGGTTGCCCGAACTCGTCCAGCGCCCCTATCGGGCTGTCGCCCAGGTACACCTCTTCGATTGCGTCGCACTCGTGGTCGGCCAGCGCGATCACCAGGTGCATGAACTGGTTCTTCTTGCTGGGCCCGTCCGTACTCGCGGCAAAGACCAGCGGCCCAGACGTCATCGCTCGGCCGTAGATCGTGTTGCGCGGCTGGACGTTCGACCGCACGACCTGCGTCCGGCCCTGCGCCTCTGCAGAAAACCCGTTGGCGGAGCGCGACGACTTGGTAATCGCACCCACGATCAGCGAGGCGGCGATCATCAGCGCAGTGGCCACAATGGCAGATGCGCCAACCGCAGTCGCGGCGGCCGCAATGATTGCCGGGATGAACGGGATGATCACCGGCATAGCGTGTTTCCTTTCAGATTTTCCATGCAGCCTTGGCTAACGTGAGAGGCAAGAACTCAATGCCGTCTGCACCTTGGGCAGCAAGACGATCACCGACGCAGAGCGCCAACGCCTCACCATTCGGCGTGTCGACCAGCACCACATCGCCACGTCCCGCCAGCAGCGGAACCACTGGCAAGCCGAAGGCAAGGGTGGCAAGCCCCACCACGCCACCGTTGTCCCGAATCAAGCGCCGCGCGCCTTTCTCGCTTGCGTAAAGGCCGCGCCATCTGGCAGCTGGGTCCGTCCCGGTGAGCTCGGCCACGCCGTCGCACACGAACAAACAGCAATCGCTCGAGCCCCATGAAAAAGCCCGCGCTTGGCGGGCTTCTATGAATGCGGCCAATCTGGAAGGCCAGTCGGCAAATCGTTGCGGCATTACCGTCCCCAAAGCAGTTCTTTTTCCACCATCTGGGCCACGAACTCGAATCCGCGATCGCCCGGGTAGCGGCTCTGCTGGTCTTCATTGTTGTAGCGGCGAACCTTAGCCTTGTCCCAAGCGACCATCCGTGACTCCGCCGACACAGTAATCGTCGCCGTCTCGCCGACGTCTGTGTCCATCGTGTCAAGCCGACCTGAGAACACCTTGATGGGCTGGCTCAACAGTTGCAGGTCTTCTGCTAGGGGCGCCACCCATATCTGGCAAGGTTTCCCTTGGTATTGCTCGGTCAACGTAATGGCGATCAGGTCAGAAGGCACCCCCGAAATGGACATGCTCACACCGATAGCCTCAAGCGTGGCCTGCTCCTGGATTGGGTCGATCGTGCCTACCAGGCCAACGCCTAGCCACTGAAAGCCGTTCCAGGCCATGTCATAGCCGGCCGTGCAAAGCCGCATTGGTACAGAGAAGTCCAGTTGCACGAAGTACACGTAAGGAACGTGCGCGCCCTTGACGGCCGCGACGGTCGCCGCATCGATATTGCGTGTCACGTGAACACCTCCACTGCGGCAACCACCACCGAATCGGAGATCCGCCCCGGCAACACCGTGACCCCGTAGTCGTCTGCAGTCAGCATCATGGTGGCTCTCGGCTTGTTCAACGTGATTGCCGCATTGTTGGCCGGTGCGACCCGGAACGCGGGTGCGACTGGCACCACAGCAAGGCCGCTGGCATCACTAGTGACGTCTCCAGTAACCATCTTCAGTTCGCTTCCCACGGCCAGGTAATCGCCGGCACGAAGAACAAGCGTGCTGGCGGGCCACGACTTCGTCGGAAGCAACTTGAAATTGGACATTGCACCGTTCACGAGCGGTGCGAAGCTGGAGTTTCCAGGACGTCCATGGGGCCAAAGCGTGAACCTGCCAGCCATGCCGCCCAGCGATGCAAGAAAGGCCTCCATGCGGCCAGTATCCGCCGCAGTCATCGGCGGAAACTCCAGCGACACCTTCCATCGAGCACCAGGTCGCTCGACCGTCTGCACGGACCGATTCAGCGGCGAGGTGAACGTCTCCGTGTTCGACTGCAGACCCCACGTCGCCTTCGACGGGACCAGCAACGCTGGCCAGTCCAAAGTCGCCATATCACCTCCCCACTAGACTTTTCATGTCACCGCCGCGGGACAGGTTGGACTTCACTTCGGCGACAGCCGCATCCTTTGCCGCTTTCATAGCCTGCAAGATCGACGCTTGGTCGGACCGACTATCGATGCTGATGTGCTGAATAACCGTCACATCCCCGCCACCCGCGGCCCCAGAAGTCAGGGCGTTGTTCGGCACGATCGAACCCGAAGCGGGTGGGACGAACAGCTCCGGTCCGACTTCGCCCACGATATACGGCTGCCCCGCACTGACCGGACCGCCGGCCGCGCGCATCTGGATGCCCTGCACGGACGACATATCCACTGGCGAGGTGCTCGACACACCGGCAGTGCCATAGTCGGTTGAGCCCGCCGCACCTCCAACCGCGCTGCCGATCAAGCTACCCAACTGGCCGACGATTCCCGAGACGGCTGCGCGCGCCTGGATACGGATCAGGTCCGCAATCACATCCTGAGCAAAATCCTTGAAGTTGAACTTGCCGGTGGTCGCGAACGAAACGATGCCGTCTTCCATTCGCTTGAAGGCGTTGCTGGCCGCGCTGCTGGACTGCGCCATGGCGTTCCGTGACGATGCCGCATAGTTCGCCATGGCCTCCGTGGCGCCGTTGACCCAGTCCGACTGCTTGTCCTGCAGGGATGCGTAGTAAGCGTCATAGTCCTGCAGCGACTGCTGCAGCCCGCTCCGGATGTCGTCCTGCGCCTTCAGGTACGCCTCGGAACCGCGTGCCGCCTCTGGCGTGGCCTTCTCGAGCTGCAACTGCAGGTTCTCGTACTGCGTGTAGATCGATTTAACCTGCTCCGCCTGGCGCTGGGCATCGCTACCGCGCCCGATGGCGTCCAGTTGCCGCTGGTACTGCTCGGCCTGCGACTTCTGGTAGTTGCTGATCTGCGCGTTCACCGCGGCCGACCGCTCTTCCAGTTTGGCGATCTCTTGCTTGTACTTCAGGGCGCGGTCGTGCTCGACGTTCTGGGCCAGCTGCGCCTTGATCGCGTCCTGGTTGGCCAGCAGGCTCTTCTGGTCCGCCGTCAGGATGTCCTTGCCCTTGAGGTCGGCGATCTTCTGCAAGAACTCGGCCTGCTGCTTCTCGGCGCTGGTCAGCTTCTCGGAGGAATCCAGCGCCGCGCGCGTGGCGGCATCCTGGTCGCGCAGTTGCTGCAGGAACCGGGTTGCCGCATCGTCCTGATACGCCTTCTCCTTCTTCGGCTTGGCAACCTTCGGATCCTTGTACTTCGAGTTGATGCCCGAGACCAGGTTGGCGTAATCCTCGTCGGAGAACTTGCCGCCGGCAGACAGGATAGCCTCGCGGTCTTTCTGAAGCTTCTCCAGCTCCTTCTGCCGGCGCTGAGCGTTCGACATGACGGTGTCGGCCATCTTGTCGACCCGCTGCTGGGCCGCAATGGCCGCTTCCTGCCGGCGCGCGTTCGCGGCCGTTGTCTCGGCTGCACGCTGCTCCATCCGTTGCTGCTCCTGCAGCAGCGCGACCTGCTGGTCAATCTGCGCGACGCGCCCTGAAGCCAGCGGGTTCGACTGGATGCCGCCGCGCTCGCCCATGAGCGTGTCGATGCGGTCCTGCAGCGTGGGGCCAGTCGAGAGCCCCTTCTTCGTCTCTTCCCAGAAGCGGGAGACGGTCTGCGTCAGATCGCGCCAGGCCTGCCCGGCCACAGACAGGTTCTTGACCGAGGCGTTCGCTACCTGTGCGGTCGCGGCTTCGATCACCGCCTGAATGGCGGCGTGCTTGTCGCCTGCCTCCTGCAGCGCCGCGATGTGCTGGTAGGTGGCCACGTCCATGAAGTGCATGGACTGGTTGTGCTCGGCCGCCCACTTCGCTGGGTCTTCGGCCAGCTTCGCGTAGTCCTTGCTGACGTTCTCCAGCGACTCGCCGCTCAGCTTTGACGTCCGAATGATGACGTTGCCCAGGCCCTCGATCTCGCTGGCGGTATAGCGGCCAGTTTTCGACAGGTCCATCAGGACGTCGCGCGCGTCGCCAAATGAGGAATTCGCTTCGGCCGACACTTGCTGGGTCAGCGCCTGGAACGACGACGCAGTCTGACCGGCGTAGTTGCTGGTCAGCACCAGGGTGTTGTTGAACTCCTTCGCCTCCTTGTTGCCCGCATAGAAGGCGTAGCTGAGCGCAGCCGCAGCGGCGGCCGTCAGCGTGAAGGGATTGACCAGGCCGGCCACGTACGTGCCGACGGCGCGCACGGCGGGCACGATGCCGCCAAACATGTCCTTCAGCTGCCCGCCCTGCTGCGTCAGGATCAGCAGCGGGCTCTGGCCGCCGGCGAGCTGCGTGACGATGTCGGTCATCTGGGCCGGCACCATCCGCATGGCGGCGGCGGTCTGCCGCGCGGATACGCCGACGTTGTCCAGTGCCTCCTGCACCTTCTTGCCGCCGCTGGCGCTGCGATCTACCTCCTTCAGCTTGTTCAGGTAGTCGGCCACCGCCTCGGTCACGCCGAGTTGCGCGGCCTTCTGCTCGAGCAGCTGGGTGCGGGTCTTTCCAGCCGCGTCCGAGATACGGGCGACCTGCTGCACGAACGCATTGATCGCGCGCGCGCTGGCGTCGGACCCATTCTTCGCAGCCTCGGCAACAGCATCCTGCGCGGCCTTGGTGCGGCGAGCGGCCTCTTCCTGCTTGGCAATGAAGGCATCGGCGCTGCTGCGCGCCTTGTCGAGCTCGGCCTTGTAGCCACTGGCGTCTGCGGTGACGCGGACAACGGTTTCATCAGCCACCGGTAAGCTCCTTCGCCTTTCGTTGGATCACTTCGCCCACCGCAGCGGCGGCTGCCTTGCGCTTTGCCTCGAACCCGGGCCGCAGGAACGGCTGGGCCGCCATCTTCGACGTGCCGTACTCAAGATAGCGGCCATAGAACGCTTCCTTCGACCAGGTCACGAGATAGGAAGCCAGCCGCCCCGGCACGGACTGCTCGTCGTCGAAGGCGATGATGATGTGCTCGCGCAGGAAGCCGAACGGGCGCTTGCTCGCCTTGCCCTCGTAGATGCCCTTGTCCACCGGCGCGCGCAGCTTCACCTCGGCGTGAATCACGCGCACGCCGGCCACGGCCGCTTGGCGCAGCACCGATTCGCTGGCGACCTGGTCCAAGGCATTCAGCGCGGACTTCAGCCCGTCCGGGTTCTCGACGGTCACTGCTCTGGGCTTTGCCATCACGTCCTCGGTGGAAACATCGTCCGGGCGATCAGCTCGGACTGCGCATCGGCGTCGTCCAACAGGATCGGCTCAGCCGCTCGAGCGCCGCGGCCGTGCTCATTCCAATGGATGAAATCGAGATCGCCGAATGGCGTGGCCTGCTTCTGCCGGTCGCGGTGCACGTTACCGATCATCGACGCCACCACACCGGCCCTGAGGTCGTCGTAGTGGCTGCCCCACGGCTCCAGCCGGTAGAACGCCATCCACTCGTTAAACTCGGCCGCTGAGACGGTCGCCTGCGCTTCGGCTACTGACTTTCCGAGGGCGAGGGCGAGGCGGAACCAGAATCGCCGCTCTGGGCGGCGCCGGAGTTTTTTTCCGCTTCCTCGGTAGCCTTCGGACCGATCCCGTTCAGCTGCATCGCCACGGCCAGAACGCGATCGAGCGCGTCGGGGCTCTTTGCCCGCAGCGCATCGATGTCCGACTCGTCGAACACCGGCTTGCCTTCCTCGTCCACGATCGTGGCCACCAGCACCGTCGCGGAAAACTGACTGTATGGCAGGCCGCCCTCCCCTTGACGCGCGAAGAACTCGTCGCGCGCCTTGCCCGACATGGTGGCCACGCGCACAGTGCCGCCCCACTCCGAGACCTCGACGTCTTCCGTCTTGAGGTCCACGGCGCCCAGGATTGCTGCTTTCGACAGGAGGGCCATGTTATGCGTCCACCACGTCGCCGGTGATGCGCAGCGTCACGCCCGAGGTCTTCAGCACCTGGTCGACACCACCTTCCAGCGGGCTGTTCTTCACATAGCCGTTGAAGGTCTTCGTCTTGCCGTTCGGCAGCGTCAGCTTGAACGACTTCTGGGCGCCCGCGCGCTTCGCCGCATCGACCGCCTGCTGGCCGGCGTCGTTGAAGTCGCGGTTCACATCAAAGCTGAACGTGCCCCAGTCCTGCAGGCCCAGCATGAACTCCTTGGCCGTCGAGTCGAGGTCGGTGACGTCCAGTTCGCTGGCCTGGCCGTCGAAGCCGTTGAACGAGACCAGGTTCTCGATCTTCGTCCAATTCAGCGGCGTGGCAGTGCCGGCTGCCGTGATCGTCTTGCCCACCGTGTTGATGTCCACGGCGAACGTGTTGGTGGTGACGTTCTTGATGGCGACCGTCTGGCCGTTCAGCGTCGCCGCATCGGCGCCGGTCAGGCCGGCCAGGGTCACAACGTCACCGTTGGTCAGGCCGTGGGCGGCGGACGTCAGGATTGTCGGGAAGCCCAGCGCAATGGCGGTGAGCGTCTTGGCTGCGCCGGCGGTGCTGGAGATTTCCAGCTTCGAACCCTGCGCGGAGATTGCGGTAGATGGCATGTTGACCTCTTCGAATGAAAAAAGCCCGCGCAGGGCGGGCGAGGGAAAATCAGGGGCGGAACCAGAGGCTGAAGTCCAGCCTGCTGCCGTACAGCTTGGTGTCCGATTCGTACTGGCTCACCGGGGCGCCAATCGGAATGCCGCCGGCTTCAACCAGCGCGGTGCGCGCGGCACGCATCGTGGTGGCCGTCGCGGCGCGCGTGGCGGACCAGACATTGATCTGCATCCGCTGGTTCTCCAGGTCGGCCGGGCCATCCAGTCCGTTCACATCCTGCCCGCCGACAGCCTGATAGGTGACATACGGCCCCGCGGTGCCCGTGGGCGCCACGTCCGGAAAGATCTTCAGCCCTGTAACGGTCTTCAGCGCTTCAACGACGAGCATTTCGGCGGAGTCAGCCATCAGACGCTCCTGTCTCGCACACCAGATCCACGAACTGGCGCTTGACCCGGTCGGGAAGGATCGCCTTGATTCCGTATGCCGTGCCGTCGGCGCACAGCACGCGCATGGCCGTGGTCACGCCGTCGGCTGCCGGCCAAGGAATGCGAACGCTGGCCTGCACGATCGACGCCGGGGCGTCGGCGCGGATCGCCTCGATACCGGAGCGGTGCAGGATGTTGGCCCACACGGGCCGCACCGTCGCCCAGCCGACCGTGGGCTGGCCGAAATCGTCCTGGCCGTCGGCTGGGCAC